CCGAGCGTTTACATCGACAAGGGATATTCGGCCGCGCTTGGAGCCATCAGGCTCTACGCTGACCGGCTCAAGGAATTCGGCCTCGAGCATCCATGGTCCCGCGCCATGCCGGCCAAGCTCGCGATCGATGCGGAAGAGTGGGAGGATGGAAACATGGACGAGTCCGTCGCCATGCGGATCCCGCGCTCGAACAATGAACCCCTTAACATCCAGAGGCTGAAGCTATGAGCGACGACGAAAAGAAGAACCTGCCGGCGAAGACGCCGAGAGAGTACACTCCGGTGCAGAGCGACAACCCGCTGCTCGATACCCATACATTCGAGCAGATGCAGCGAGCCGCCTCGGCGCTCATGCACTCGACGCTGCTGCCGGACAGCGTGCGGGGCGACAATCCGAGCGCGACCTTCTCGAACCTGATGTTCGTCGCAGACCAGGCATGGCGCTGGAACATGCCGCTGCTCGCGGTGGCACAGTGCGTCGGCATCGTTAATGGCAAACTGGTCTATGAGGGCAAGCTGATATCGGCCGTCCTCAGCGCCAAGGGCATCGACCTCGACTTTGAGCACCATGGCGAATGGAAGGATGGCGACAGCTTCTCGATCACTGTCAGCGGTGAGGTGAACGGCCGGACCCGAACGATCGAGGGCAGCGTCGGGGACTGGAAAACCTTTCAGAAGGATGGCCAGCTGATGCCCCAGTGGCGCGACCGTGCCGCTCACAATCAGCTCGCCTATCGTGGAGCCCGAGAATGGTGCCGGCTCTGGAAGCCCGGCGTGATCCTCGGCGTCTATGCCGACGATGAGATCGAAGAGATGCGGGAGATCCGCGGCAGCCGGCGGGCAGCACAGAAGGAACCTGTCCAGATCGGCTCCGGGTTCGCGACCGACGATGCCCAAGAAGCCGAGACGGTCGAAAAGCCAAAATCGACAGAGAAGCCCGCTGAGAGCGATTCAGAGGCCGAACCTCCCGAGACGCCGGACGATCCTCCGGAAGCCGCTGAGCCTGCGGAAACCAAGCCCAGCGATGAAAAAACTGCGAAGCGCGAGCCCGAGATGGAAGAGATGGCCCGCGACATGAACATCCTTCTGGACTTCCCGACGCTCCTCGAATTCGTCGCCAACGCCCTGCCGGCATACGAGGAATGGGAGGATATGAAGCGCGGCCTCGCCGAGTTGTCGAAGACCGACGACTGGAAGAAAGCCGCCGAGACACCGGGGCAGGAGGCCATCGTCCTCGTCCGGATCCGCACATACGAAGCGGCCGAACGTCTCGAGGCGACGGTGCCGGCGGTCTATGAAGACCTGACCCTGTTCCGATGCTTCATCGAGACCGACGTCGAGGTGCCCGAGATCCTCGGCGCCTTCCGCGCGGTCCAGGAAGGCGACGCATGGGCAAAGACCTCAGAGAAAGGCCAGCAGTCGCTGGCCGGTGCAGTGCAGCGGAAGATAGGAGCCGACGATGCCTGACAAGTTCTTCACTTCCATCGCCGACTCGGTGATGCATGACGCCGAGCAATGGCGTGAAAACATCCTGCTCGGCCACCCGTTCCCGTCCTCGAGACGGGCCTTCCATGTCGGACTGGCCATGCTTCTCATGGCTGAACTTGCGAAAGAAAACGATGAAGAAAACGACATCGCCACCCGCTGGAAACAGCTCGGTCTCGACGCCGGAAACCTCCTCTTCGACGACGATGAAGCCGACAATTGAACAGCTGCCTCGGTTCGCATGCCGATGGCCGGTCGGCGAGAATGCAGACGGTGAGACGACCTTCTGCGGAGCTCGCACCATGAAGTCCTACTGCGAAAAGCATCAGCGCCGCTCGCGACAGGAAGGCACCGCCATGAGCGTCTCTAGAATGTACGGGTCGATCAGAAAGGCCGGCGGATGAAAAGAGCCCACCGACCTCGAAAGGCGGTGGGCTCCTCGGCTGACGCTCTCCAATTGGCAAAGGGAAGGCGCGTCAGCTATCTCGCACGATCTCAGCGCGATGGCAATGCCGAGATCTTCATGGCCGGATCGAACAGGGGCTGGAGGGAAGGATCGCGCGGGAAAGCCGTGCCACCGAGTGGCCAGACCTTGCCGTTGTAGGACACCTCAGCCAGCGGTTCGTTGCCAAAAAGGATGTGCCCAATCGGGAAGGTGCGGAAGCCCTCACCCGTGGCGTCGCGGTACTCGCGGTAGAGCTGGGATGCCTCGGGCATCGCAGCGGTGAAGGAACTGGCCTCCAGTTCCATGGTGTGGCGATCGCCGATCTGCAGATAGATGTTCATGGGATTAAGCCTCCAAGCCAGCAGCGACCTCGTGCGCCATCCCGATCGAGGGACAGACCCGCGCAAGACGATCACCTTCATAGACATAGAACTCGTCGACAGGACCGTGGCCGAAGTCCTCGCGGACCTGCCAGATCTCGATGCGACCGTTCTGGTAAACACGTTTCATGGGATAGTCTCCTTTGCCAATGGGGAGACCTTAGCTCGGAATTCTCTACGAGTCGTTAACGGCCGAAAACAAAAGGGCCAGCCCCGATGGACTGGCCCTCTCCGAAACGAGGCCTCGGTAGCGGGCGCTCTCTCGCTGAGAATCCTGTGATCGGATAGAGCCACACCGGGGCCCGCGCGTCAATCCTCCTGGTCGTCTTCCTTCTTCGACCGCCGGCGCTGCCGGATCTGATCAATAGCGTCGAGGATCGACTTGTGCCTCAGCCAGGAAATCGTGACCGGCGCCGTCACCACCGCGATGGCCGTGACGAGAATGTCGTAGCCGGCCGGCACGCCCATGCGCTGGGCAGCGATGCCGATGATGATGCCGGTCGCCCAGCCGCCGATGAAATAGTACGCCTTCGTCGCGCGCCATTCCTCGATGAGCAGCACACAGGCCACCGCAGCGAGAAAAGAAATGACGATGGCGTCGAAGGCATCCGTGATCAAATCAAGTGCCGGCTTCACGACAGCCCTCCGAGAACTTCTTGAAAATTAGAGCGGCCCCGATATGGAAGCCGACGGTGCCGAACGCTGCGAATAGATGACCAGGCACCCAAAATGCTCGCGCAATCGTCGCCGACTCGAAGTCGAAAGTAAACAACACCCGGGCATGTGCGAAGAACATCACGACGGCCGCGCATGTCGACAGGAACGCAGCGAGCCAGACGACACTCCAATGCGCCTCCTTGAATGAACTTGGAAGCGGGTAGCTCGGATCCCAGAGATGGGCGATCCACGCGAACCCGGCATGGCGCATGTCACCCCAATGGAAAAAGCCATAGCCGCGGGTCATCCGAAGAAGCCGCCATCCGGACAGCGCTGCGAGAGCGTAGAGAAGGCAGGCACCGATGCTGCCGAGAAAAACGAGATAGGCCATGGTCCATCCCCGGAACGCGCCGGCCGGAAAAAGGCTCCGGCCGGCCGATATTCCCTAGTTGCGGTTGGCGTTCACCACATCGCGAAGCGCCGCCGTCTTGTCCTTGATGCGGACAGCGAGCCGTTCGAAGTCGGCCTGCGTGAGACCGTCCGCGCCACGCAGGCCACGGAACTCCTCGATCAGCTGGTCGATTTCGGGACCGAACTGCTCGGCACCATTGATAGCGGCCTCGGCCGCGTCGATCAGATCCCGCGCGCCCTCGACGATCGAGTTTGCAAGGTCGGAATCCTTGAGGCCGAAACGCTCGATCAGAGGTCCGGCGATAACGAGGGCGTCGGAGACGCCCCTAAGCACATCGAGTGCATTCATTTGAAAGCTCCTGCAGTTGGGTGCGGCCTACGCCGAACCGGGTCCTTTGATAAACGCACGCAGATCGGTGCGGATATCCTCGTACTTTAACGAAAGCTCGGCCAGGGCGGTCGCCGCCGCAGCCAGGAGCTCGGGGCCGGCGGCACCGTTTGCTTCGATCGCCGCCTGCACGTCGGCCTTCGCAGCGACATAGACGCCGACGGAAGTGAGCAGCCCAGACACGCCGGGCGACAATCGCTCGGCCGCAGTCAGAGCATGCTCGCAACCGGCCTGCCGACTCGAGTCGGGATTGGCGCCCTCGCACTGAACGATCAGCACGTCGAGGGTAGCCTCATATAGGCCGGCGGTGAGATAGACGCGGTCCTCGATCGTCGAGGCATTCGAGTAGACGTCCTCGTAGTTGACGTCGAGCCCGAGCCCGCCTGCAGCCGAGTTGAGGGTGGAGCAAGCCGGCACGACCGCGATGCCGACGAGCGCGACCAGAGCGGCCGCAGCACTTAGAAGTTTCATGAGATAGTCCTCTGCCTTGCCAAAGTGGCGAGGCGAGTCATATCAGCCCGGCCGCTCCCACGCTAGGACCGAGTCGGTTCCATAGTACCAGGTCGCCGGATCCGGCCGCTGGTCGACATGCAGGAATGTGCTTCCGAAGCCGAAGCCCGAGAAGCCCTCAGCCTTGAATGCCTCGTGCAGATCCCAGCGATCATGACCCTCCAGTGAAACATCCGCGGCCATGACCTGATGCTGGGACCGATCCGCTCCTCCAACTTCCTTGTTGTGAATGGCGCAGCGGTAGCCAGAATTGATTCGCAGCGGCCGGCCGATTCGGCTGCGGACCCGCTGCAGCCCGTCGAGGAAGTCGGGATCGTGGAAATACGTCCCCCCGCACCACCCACAATGACACGCCAGTTCCGCCGGCGAAAAGTTCGGCCAGCGCCAACTGTCTCCTTTCTGCGGAATGAAGGAATAGAAACCTCGAGACAGTGTCATGCTCGCCTCCTATGGCGTCGGGTACTCGTTCCAGGCTGCGCCATCCCAGACATAGATGGCATCGGAGTAGTTGTCGAAGATCCGCATACCGGCCTGATCGGAACCCATGGCGATATTGGATCCATTGTCATCAACGCCGGGCAGGAACAGCCACGCATCGTTGTAGTAGGTCGCGATCTTGTTCGCCTGACCAGACCAGGCGCCGGTCGGTGCAGCGCCAATGACGTAGGTATCGCCATCGCTGCCGGTCGGAGGCGTGTTTACCCCGAGCTGGATGCAGCCCATAAGCGCGATCTGCAGCAGCAGGATTGACTCGTTGACGGTGACTTCCGGCTGCGACTGCTGGTTTGAGACGAGCGGGATCCCGAGGATTGGAGACGTTGCCATGTTCAGCTCCTACACTGTGAAGGTTCCGGGTCGGCCGCGACCGCGAACACCCGAGATCTGATAGATGACGATCGAAACCGGATCGCCCGGCGTGAGACCATCGGCCGTCTGCATGCCAGCAGTATAGTCGAATTCGGGCAAAGTCACCTGCTCGGTCCGGACAAGGGTCGGACCATCGTATATCTCGAGATCGTACAGCTCACTCTCCTCGCCAAGGGGAAGCGGCCCATTGCCGAGCCCGGCCTGCTGCAGGCGAGACCGCCGAACCCATTCGATGAAGACGTCGCCTGATCCGTCGCGCGTGCCGGTGGCCAGAACGGGCGACAGCGGAGCCTTCGACTCTCCGCCATTCGAAAACGCGACCACATCTGCATCGTCGGCGTCGGTCAGCAGGGAGACGCCTCGATAGAGCCGCTCCTTGTACCAATCGCCGGCGCCGAAATCGTCGCGCTGCAACGTGCCGACATTCAACGGCACGAAGGCGTGGCCGATCGCGGAGGTGCCGATGGCGTGCTCGGTACCCTTCCGCCCTCGCAGGAACGTCGACAGCTCCCAGAGGTCGTCAGAGATCTGCGTGACGTCAGCGAACTGGATGATTTCGCCGTCCTTGCCATCCCAGTCTCCGATCCACGCAGCGTTGGCTCCGTTGAGAACTTCCAGCTCGGTCTTCGACTCAAGGCTGTCGCTCGCATCGACCAGGCGAACGCGGAGCGTGGAGCCGCGATCCCATGTCGCCGCGCTGGCTGATGGCATGGCGGTCTCCAGTTCGCCGATCGCCGCACTCCGTCCGGTCGAGCCCATGACCTGATAGGTATTGCCGAGATCCGAGGAACGCTCGACGAAGCAGCCACGCCAGCCTTGCTCCTGCCCGGCGACCACCCAATAGAAGCCGGTGTCATCCTGGCTATCGAGCAGCAGCGGTGCATCAAGCAGGGCGAGCGTCGTCTCACCGGGGAGCGCCACCTCATTGTCGGGCACCGTCGACGGCACCGGATCCGAAGATGGGATGTACACGCCATCGATGATCCGCTGCAGGGAAAGCCGGATGATGCCATCGGCGCCCCGGGTCTTTCGCACGACGCGGAGCGATTCCACGCCGGCGGGCGTCTCGAAGAAATACTTCCGGCCGACGGACACATGCAGGAACCGATCATCCGTGGCGCATTCTCCGGTCTGGGAAGAGTTGACCGCCTCCCACATCATCCGGTCGGCAACCGGCCGGGCGCGATCAGCATCCATCGCGATCGCCACCTCGCTCTTCAGATTGTTCTGAGAGCTTCCGGTTGCCCGGCGCGTCGACTGCGTGCCGGCCTGATTGTCGCGGTCGATGTCGGGATAGACGAGCGACGCCTCGCGAGGCAATTTCGTCTCCGGACGCCGCGACCAGCGGATAGCCTCCGGCCGGTCCTCGTTGCCTTCATGGCCGGCCAGATCCTCATACGAGATGTAGCCGAGCGGCGCTGCCAGCCGAGACACGAAGCGGAGCGTGCCGTCCTCCTCGGCCGTATCGAAATTGTAGACGAGCCCGAGCTGCTCGAACACGCCGATGCCGGTCACGTCGGTACCGATTGCCAGCCCATCCAGAGGAAGCGCAGACAGACTCGAGGTCGAGATGGTGTTCGGGTCGATGCCGGCGCCCTCGCAGAGATCCAGCACGACCCGACTGACGGTGTCATTGTCGCGCGCTCGCACGAACACCTCGAAGTTCGGAGGTGAGTTGCCAAAGTCCTGAAGCTGCAGGTCGGTGATCACGATATAGGCAGAGCCGCGGTAAGCCGGCACGTTGCCCGCACCCTCGTAAGCCTCGATCGTCGGGTCGGGCATCTGCGTGAAGTCGCCGAGATAGATCTGGATATCCGACCAGAGGCCCCAGTCGGTAACCGGCGGTGTGGCATTGGCGTCGTAGACGGTCTTGCCGTTCATCATGATCCGGTCGATGCCGGCGATCTCTCCCTCGCCGATCAGCCAGGCGCCGGACATGCTGTACTGGTACTCGGTGACATCGGTCGCAGGTCCGCCCTTGCCACCTTGCCGGCTCTCGGTCTCGGTTTCGATCAGGCCAGTCGTCCAGATCAGCTTGCCGGCCGCTCGGTTTCGCGAGCCCCAGAAACGCGGAATGGCCTCGCCATATGCTGACGAGCTGACCGACAGGTCCGACAGCCGGGGCCCCTGCGCCTTCGCCGGAAAGAGCTGGTTGTCGATCATGGCGCCGATTGCGGAGCCGATCGCGCCGCCAATGGGCCCGCCAAAATACGAGCCGACGATCGTCAGGGTGGCCTGCGCCATTTACTTGCCCTTTCGCTCTTCCTCGATCGCGCGGTCGATCTGCTCTCTCAGATGCCGGATATCCTTGGCCATCTTCTCGAAGGCAATGGCCTTTCGTTCTTCGATCTCGACCATGCGCTTTTCAAAGTCCGTCATGTGGTCCTCCGCTATTTGGGAGCGCCGGGCCAATCCCAATAGGAGACGATCCGCGATTCCCATGTTTCGTTGACAATATGATGCACGCACTCACCGACTGTCGAGAGCGCATGGATCATCCGGACAGGCTGGCCTTCCTCGCGGTCAATGATGGCGAGATGCATCGGAGCTCGCTCGCGCCACTGGATCCAAGCGATGGCGCCATCGGGAACAGTCTCGAGCGTGACGTCCTCGAGCTTGACCAGGAACTCATTCATGGCCCTCGTCATCCTGCGCGGATTTGGGAGCCGGGCATAGCGTGCGTAAGGACGCCAGCGGTCGGCCGGAATGTGCAGGATGCTGAGTGCAGAGCCGACGCCCAGGATCAAGCCGACGCAATCGACGCCGGATCCTTTCACGCTCTGCTGGTGTCGGTAGGGAGTGCCGATCCAGGTCTGGGCCTGCAGGACGATATCACGCCTTTGCATTTGGGGTCTTCGTCATTTCGTCATTGCCCGGCACGTCCGGAAACCCGCCGAAGTTGACCTTGTTGTTGTACACGGTGCAGCCGCCCTCGAATGCCTTGTCGCAGCCCGGCCGAAGGTCGAACGTGTCGCCGGCCTCGATCGCCAGCGGGACAGGCGTCCAGAGCAGAACCTCATCTGAGCCCGACTGGAAGGTGACCTCCTTCACCTCGGAAACCAGCTCGTCATTGTTTCCGTAAGTCCAGAGCACCGTGCCGTTCTTCCATTGAAGACCGCCGTCACCGCTCGACAGGTTCGCCGTGAAGGAAATCCGGGAAGCGACAGACGTGACCGTGCCGGTGAGCTTCAGAGACTCGAGATCCACACCGCACTCTGTGGAACCGAAGATCCAGCGGCAACCAGGCTGGATCGGTGTCGTGACCGATTGCTGCTCGAGCCGGGCGCCCATGGTCAGGACAGACAGGTCGACGCCGTCCTCGCCGTGGCTGACTTCGCCAATCCACCCGGCCGCGATCCGCTTCGGCGTCAAACGGCCCTGACCCCAGTCATAGATCCAGACCTCGACAAAGGCGTCATCGAACAGGCCGCCAAACAGATCCTCCTCCGAGATCGAATCATCCGAGATGATACCTTTCAGGGCAACGTCGCCGATATCGCCGATCATCGCAGAAGCCTCAGCGGCCGTGTTCATGAGCGAGTCGCAGGACTTGTACGTCTGCTCGCGCCAGACAATGTCACGATCGTGGGACGTGAAATAGAAGCCCTGCCCGTCGCGCCTTTCGATCGACCACATCATGGCCCTCTGTGTGACGCAGGGAAGCCCGACAGCGAGCGTGCGGCGAAAGACCTGCGTTGCCCGCGTCGTCGCGCCCTGGTTGGCCATGACGCGCCTGAAAGCCTGCGTAGCGCGCACCTCGGCGTCGACGGACGCGAGCGTGCGGCGAACCACCTGTGTCGATCGCGTCTGCGTGCTGGCCGTGCTCGCGATCTCGCTCGAGATATCGTCCCAGAAAACGTTCGGCGTGGTTCCGGAGCCGATAGGATCCGCAGCAAGATAGATAATCGCATAGGCAGCCGTCGTCGGAACCGCCTCGGTCAGCGTGACCTCGCCCCATGTGGCAGTGCCGAACTCATCCTGATAGTCGGTCGCCGGCGTCCAGCTGATGGCGCCGAGCGAAACATCCGAGCTGTTAAAAAACTCGATGCCGATGCGGCCGGTGTCCTGATCGACGGTTGAATCCTTGGCAGCCCAGACCGTCACGGTCATGTCCGCAGAACCGCCGGAAATTGCGGTGAGTTCGGCCGTCGTGAAATCGCGCCGAAACTCATCGATCGACTCGGTGATGTTCCCGCCGGTCGCATAGCCGAAGCACGTCCCCGGAAGCTCTGCTGGGTAGTATTCGGTCGGAACCGTGAGGGTCGCTGACGTTGGGTCGTAGGGCGTGCTGCCCTTGATGATGCGGATCCCCGTGATCGCACAGTCCATCGGGTTCGTTTCGCTGCTCAGATTGCCGATGGCGAGATCCGCACCCGATGCGAACAACGACGTGGAATCTGTGACCGTGCCGACCCGAACTCCGTCTGCATAGGCAGACATCGTCGTCCCTTCGCGACAGACCACAATGTGATGGAAGTCGCTGTCCTGCGGCATGCCCGAAACGTTGGCGAACACCTGGCTCGAACTTGAGCCGTTGCTGGAAATGAAAAACGACCAGGCGCCAGACGACTCAGTTCGAAAGGCCCAAGACCGCGCGCTCGAAGTATCCCAGACAGCAAGAGGAAAATCATTGTCGGCGCTGTCATCGCGGCGCACAAAGAACTCGATCGAGAAGTCACCGGAGCCGAACTGGAACTCATCCGCTCGAGGCGTGACAAAAATGCCATCACCAAAGGCGCCGCCGATGTTGGCGACATAGTCCCCCATATCGGTGCTCAGCGCGATGATCGATGCGCCATCCCATTCATTGTGCTGGTGGCCATAGGCTGAATCGTCGATGCCATACTCGGGCGTGGTGTCGCCATCGACAGGCAGCTGGAACCTCGTCTGATAGACGGTGCCGGTTTCGATTTCGTCGGCCGGGTCGGGCGACGTCCGCGGCGTCATGCTCGAGGCGAAGAAGGTATCGCCGACGGTGACGCCAAGCCGCGACGGCCCAGAGGTGGAGGTCCACTGGTTCGGACGCTCTCCTACGACGCCGCCCATCTTCTCCAGAAGTGCCTCGGTGGCCATGACGGCTCCTCCTTAAGCGGTGCGCTCGAGGATCATCTCCACGGCGCCGGCGCGGCCCGTACTCCATGGCAGGCCGGTATCCGGATCCGTCTCGAAGGGAGACCCGTAGCCATTGTAGGTCTCGGTGAGCGCGTCGGTATCGCCCTCTTCCTCGACGCCATTCGACTCGGCCAGGACCGTGATCGATCCATCGCCAGCTGCTGTCTTCCGGCCGATGTAGAAAAGCTCCACGCAGGCCACGCCGGTATATTCAGGCGGCAGCGTCGGAAAGCCAAACGACACGCGGTCGTAGACATCGGCACCCTCGACATAGGTGGTGTCGCCATCCTGCGGGATATCATCGACGGCCTCGTAAAGGTCGCCCGAGATGTTGGAGGTCCAGTCGGCAAACGCACCGTCGGCATCGACCACATCCTCGACCACCGCATGATCGCCGATGAAGTCATTGAGGTAGGTGCCGGTGTCGTCGAGCAGGAAGAAATCGTCAACATTGAAAAACTGGCTCGAGCCGGCCGAACGGTGACCGATATCCCACTGGCTGGTTGTCGCAAGGCCGGTGGCCTGCGTATTGATGCCGGAAAGGTTCAGCACGGTGACGCCGTTCACCCGAACCTCGACAGATCCCGTCGAGCCATTGATGGTCACCTTGCTCTCGATGAAGTAGTAGGCGCCGGCGCCGATCACGAGATCGGCAGACGTGCCCAGGAGGGTGCCGTCCCAGTCCCCACGCATCGCTCGAATGGCACCCGTCGACGTCGTGCCGATGGTGACCTGCGGAGAATTCGCGGCATCCTTGAAGCGCCAGAACTGCAGCATGTCACCTGCCGGCACGCTGTCCGTCCGATAGGCGAAGCAGGAGATCACGGTGGTCTTCGCCGCACCATAGGCGATCCGCGCAAAATCGTTCTGAGCGAATCGGAGACAGTAGGTTCCGGTTCGCGGGTTCGATGTGGTCAGCGAGCCATTGCAGGCTGACCATTGGGAGACGAGCATGTTCGCAACATCGCCACCATAGGTGTCTAAACCATCAGACCTCAGATACATGGACGCACCTCCTTGAAGACGAGATCGGCCGTCTCCGACGCGCCGAATGCCTTGACGATCTTCTCATAGGAGTCGTCGGCTTCGAAGCGACACTCCACATCGAAGTAGAAACCAGCCGTCAGGATGAGTCCACTGTTCGGCGCCGGATCGAACGTGACGATGCCGCCGTCGCGTGAAACGCTGGCTGTGTAGGGACCGCCATTGATCGGCGCAACGTCGCCCGGCGCATCGCCATTGATGCCAATCAGCACCGACGCCACAACCGGCCGACGGATGGTCCGGAGATACTCCTGGCTGCCGAAAAGATACGACTTGTAAAGCTGGAACTCGGTCGTACTGCCGTCACCGATTCCCAGATCCTGATCGACCCTCGAAAGCGCCGGCTCGGTGTTCGCCCTCGCGATCGGCACAGAGGCGAAATCGACCGGATCCCGAAACGGGAAAGTGTAGAGCGGCCCCCTCAAGGCCATCCACATGTTGTGGACCTCCTCCATCACCTCAAGGCAGTTGATCGCCGCCGGCGCGACGTAATGGTGCAGCGGGTCGTACCAGTTCTGGGTCCGCCGCTCAGAGCCCGAGGAAACGGCCGTGATGGTGGTCGACCATTTCGGCATCGCCCTGAACTGAAACTTGGTCAGTGTGCGCGGTGGATACTCATCGATGAAGCCGCTCATTATGTCATCCCCAGTGAACGCTTGGCCTGCCGAGCGATCTGCCGCTCCGAGTTGCGGAAGCCTGCGAGATCCGGTGTCTGGATATTCTGCACGACAGTCATACTCGAACCGCCGAGCCCAGGCGAGATGGTCAGATCGCGGTTGCCGGCATAGGCGACCTCGGGTCCATCCTCGCCGACAATCCCCCACTGGCCCGGGTTCAGGGTGCCGCCATCCGCGAAGAAACCGCCGAAGCCGCCCTTTGCAAAGTTCATGATTGCGCCAGCGCCCTGAGAGAGCATGTCGTTGATGCCGGGTTGCACAAGCGCCTGCGTCGCCATCCGGCCAAGGTTCCGAGCCAGGCTGCCAAGATCGAACTCCCACGTCGTCAGCATGTCGGTGAGCGCGCCGGAGATTTCATCGACCATCGATGTGTAGAGATCCTGCAAACGCTCGGCCGCTTCGATCTGGGCGCCGGTCGTGTTCTGGACTTCGTCGAACAGCTGGGCCTCCAGAGAGAGCAGCGTTTCGAGACGCATGACCTCGGCAGTGTCGCCGGCGGCTTTCGCGGCGTCGAGCTGGATCTGATACTGGATCTGCTGAAGGATCGAATCGTTGCGCATCTGGGCGAGCCGCCGCTCATTGTCGGCAACTTCCTTTATGCGGTCGGTCATGAAGCCGCCGTCGCCCCGCGCCCGGCGGAGATCCTCGATCGCGGTCTGAGTGTCGCCGGCAGCCCGAGCAGCCTGAATGTCGCGCAGTTTCTCCTGAGCCTCGACCTGAGCCCGCGCCGCATTGGTCGCGTCTTCATAGGCGATGCCCAGCCGGCCGAGCATGCTCTCGAGCATCTCGAGGGACGCCGCAGCCTCGGGCGACTGGTCGGCCAGTTCGCGGTTCCGGTCGATCAGCTCGGTGATCCGGTCACGCAAGGCAGCGTACTGAGCGTCTACCCGACCGAGAGTCGACTCGAGCTGGGTAGCCTGCCCACCGCCGAACCGATCGATTGCGGCGCCGATGGCATTGACGTCGCCGGCAAAGGCTCGTGCCTCGGCCGACAGATCCGCATCGGCCAGTGCCTGCTCGGCCTCGACCAGCTTCATGATTTCGGGAGGAACCTCGCCGGCGTAATTCGCGAACGCTTCGAAACCGCCGGCTGCCTCCAGAGCCTTCTCGGCCAGGGCAGCAGCGGCGTCGCCCGCATCGATGCCGGCGTCCTTCGCGGTCTTCAGATCCTTGTTGAATTCCTCGATGGCGGTTTGCACCGGGTAGATCGACGAACGCAGGGTATCGAGCGACGTCTCCGTGTCGTCGAAATTCAGCGTATCGGTACCGAAGCCGTCTTCGGTCTCCTGAGAGAGCCGCTCGGTTTCCTCGACCAGCTCCTGCAGCCGTTTCTGGCGGGCCTCCTCCTCGCGTTTGGCGCGGGCCTCATTGCCCTTGCGGATGGCCTCGGCCTTCAGCTGCTCGTGCTCGATTTTCTTCAGCGCCTCCTCGACCTCGGCAGAGCCATACTTCATCTTGGCGAGCCAGATGCCGAGTTCGCGGCCGCGCGCGGCGAAGAACTTCTGATAGGCGCCATCCTTCGACAGGAAGATGTCGGACGCGCCGGCGACAACGCCGAGCGCCAGACCAAACCGCGCGAACTTCTGTGCAGCCCCGGCCGCAGAATTGCCGACGCCGAAGAGGCCAGCGGCCAGAGGCCCGAGGATCCGCAGCAGCAGACCGCCGCCCTTGAAGACAGCACCGAACGCGAGCGTGAGCGGCCCGAGCGCCGCAGCCAGGCCGGCGACAACGGTGATGGTGCGCATCAGCGCCGGATCCATCTGGGCCAGTGTGGTGATGACCTCCGTCGCACCCTTCACCATGCCGGTCATGAACTCGAGAAAGCCGGACTCGGCGATAGCAATGGCCAGTCCGGAGAGCGCCGAAACCAGCAACTTCATCTGGCCGTTGAAACCCTTCAGACGAGCCGCTGCCTGATCGGCTGCCTTGACCTTGTCGATCTCGCCGACAAGACGATCGATGCCGTCGGAGCCCTCGTTCATCAGAGCCAGCGCCGTGCGCATGGCATCGCGGCCGAACAGGATGGTCATGGTCTCCTGCAGATCCTTGCCGCGGAGATTGCCGAGCTTGTCCTGAAGTTCCTGAGCGACCGCGCCCATCGATTTCATCTGGCCGTTGGTGTCGAAGAACTCGAGGCCCAGATCCTTGATCAGCTGCTTTGCACGTTCGCTCTCCGGAGCAAGCCGGGTGAGGAATGCCTTGAAGCTGGTACCGGCGTCGGAGCCTGAGGCGAACACGCTCGAGGTGCCGGCAATGACAGCATTGAACTCCTTGAAGTCCACGCCGAGCGCGCCGGCGACACCGCCGGCCTGTGCCAGGGCAAGCCGATAATCATCGATGCCAAACTTCGAATTAAAGAGGGTGCCGGTGATGCTGTCGACAACGCCCCCCAGTTCCCCGGCGCGCTTGTTGAACTGAAGCATGGCGTCGGTCGCAATATCGGCTGCCGATTTGAGATCGGTGTCGGTGGCAGCGGCCAGCAGAAGCGAAGACTCGGTCGCGCCGCCGAGAATGTCCGTTGTGCGCAGACCGTTCTTCGCCAGGGTCTCCATGGCGCCTGCGGCCTCGGTACCCATGAACTGTGTGGTGGCGCCGAGTTCCTTCGCCAGATCGCGCATCTGCGTGAACTGGTCCATCGGCGCCATGGTCGCCGCCTGAACCCGGTTCATGCCGGCCTCGAAATCTCCGGAGACTTTCAGGACAGCGCCACCGGCTGCGAGCACAGGCAGCGTGATGTTCGTCGCCATCCCCTGACCGACACGCTGCATGCGCTTGCCGAGCTGCTCGGCCTTCTTTCCAAAGCCGTCGAGAACAGCTGCAGCCTTGCCGAAATCGGAACGGAACTGAGCCCAGTTTGCAGAGAGGTCCGCGCGGAGAGCGCCGATGATGGCAGCCATGGGGAATCAGTCCTCCGGAGGTTTGGCGTCCCCCTTCTTACGATAATTCACCTTTGCGCCCAATCGGGTGAAGGTGGAAATGAGCGCGCGGCGCATTTCGCCGGGGTTCATCGGCTTCGGAGGATCGATGCGATTCAGGATCTGAACCAGGGGCTTGAGACGCTTCTGGCGGTGGAACGCCGCCGTCGACCATGCGAGGATCGCGAACCTCTTGGCCTCACGTTTCGAGTACATGTTGAAGCCGCGGAAACACGCATAGATCTCGCGCGGCGTCATCCAGTACAGTTCTTCAGGTTTGATGCCGATCGAGAAAGCGTGGGCCAGCAGGTCGTCGAGGCTCAGCTCTTCGTCGGCTTCTGCTTTTTTCCGGCACCGCCCTCCTTCGCCGGCGGCATGGAGGCAGACAGCAGCTGCTTCATGGCGTCGTTGAAGTCGTCCTGCTCGGCGTCGTCCAGGAGCTCGACGACGTCATCATGATCCATATCAGGATGGTGCGAGCGGAGGGCTGCCCAGAGCACGTCGACAACATGCTCGGTCTCGAGGGCATTCAGGCGCGCCGTGACGTCGGCGTCCTTTTCGAGACCCCAGCGGTCCTTCAGAGCCAGCTGGGCCTTGAGTGAGAAGCGGAGGGTGAAATCCTGCCCCGCGATGGAGAATGGAACGTCAGCCGAGTTCTTGTGCGCCATGAGCGACCCCTTTGCTAGGCCGCCGTGGTGATATCCAACGCGACGCGGCCAGAGACTTTGATCTCGCCGGTGAAGGCCATCAGGTCGTCCATCGGGATCTCGAAAGACGAACCGGAGAGCACGCCGGCGAAATCGACGCTTACCTCATCTTCGCCAGGACAGGAAGGCGTAACGATGCGCCAGTTGCCCGACGACTCACACGACTCCTTGTCGAATTCGGCCATGAGACCGCCTTCGTCCTGGTTCTGCGTCGGATCGAGCGGAAGCCAGTTCGCGTCGAAGGACACCGAACCGCCGTCGACCAGACCCCCGATGAAGCGACGGAACTGGTCCGCCTGCAGCATGTCGGTCGTGTCGTGGGTGTCCCGAGAGATATCGGGGCCACTGATCGACTTGATGCCGAGGATGGAGACGAAATTTTCAGGGCTCGCTCCGTCACCCTTTTGGAGTAGGGCTCCAAAACCCGTGCGTGGTGTTCCGACCATTGATCAGATTCCTCTGTTCCAGACATAAAACTCCAGCATGCGCCGGCGTAGGTGACGCGGGCCTGCCTGCTCAAACTCGTTCGCCGGCCGATCCATGTCGGAGATCACCATACACGAATCGATCTCACATGTGGAAGAGTCAGGCGAAACGCCATCCTGCGGAAAGCCGGAAAGCGCCCGGCGCACTGCCAGTCTCAAGTCCATGAGATCGCCATAGCCAGAGTCGGAATACAGGTCGATCTGCACCCGGGCCTGCTCGATGCCGGCGTCTCCCTGAAAGTCGTACTCGCCCGGCGCACCCACCTTCATGATCACGCCGAGCGGGAACAGCGGCGCGTCCGGCATCTGCATCGGGTACCAGCGGTCCCCGGTGATGGCGAACACGTCAGGCGCCTCGAGCAGCAGGGTGCGGAGAGTGGTCACGACGTCGCTCATTTGATGCCCGCCTTCTTCATCTGCCGCTTCCGAGCGCGCTCGGCCGTCTTTCGCAGTTCGTCGGCCAGATCGTCAACGAAACCAGAGGCCAGCTGATGCTTGCCCTGTTCCCATGCCGGCCTCATGAACGGCTGCGGTGAGACGGCGCCGGTGTAGCGACCCGTCGTTTTCTGGTAGCGCGGGCCGGTGCCGAACTCGACCAGGACGGCCGGACCTTTCGGCGCCGCACCGATAAACATCTGAACCTCGGACTTTGCGCGGGTCGAGCCGTACCTTCCCTGACGGCGCTGCCGGCGAGAGAGCCGGGTCGTCACCGCGATCTTGTCGGCCATGTGTGGACCGCCCTCGTCCGAGCGAGGTGCCAGAGCCTTCGCCTTCGCGACGATCGGCTTCGCGCCTCGCTTGAAAGACCGTTTGACCGTGTTCTTGATCAGCCGGTCTGGGCGCGAGTTTTCTTTCGCGATGTCCTCGAATTCCTCGATCAGCTCGCGGGCGCCTTTCAGGTCCATGCGCAGAAGAGAGTTGCGTTTAGCCACTGGACGCCTCCGGTGCCATGGTGCCGCGCTGGTCCGGCGTTGTCGCCGTCCGCACGACAATTTCCTCCTGGCGCCCCTGCCCCTCGACGATGGACAGGATCTGGTAGACGCGGCCCTTGTAACGGATCCGGTGAGTCTCAGGCGCAATCGAGAGAGCCTTGGTGCCGTAGCGCAGTATCCAGTTCACCTGGCTGCGGTGAAGCACAGCCTGCTCGGCCATGGCCTCCTGGCCCAGAACGGACGTCGGGCGCGGGACCAGGCGGTGAGCGAACAGCTTGAAGCCGAACGTCCAGTTGTTGATCAGGTCGCCGGACTCGTCCCTGCTCGGTGTAGAGATCTCGATGGTGATGCGGCGATCGAACTTCCCGCTGCGCGGCTTAGCCATAGTGCTCTCGAATCCAGGCGTGACGAACCTGCATGTCCTTATGCCACGGATCATGCTTGCCGTGAAAGAACACGATTCGCGCGCTGCCCGGCAGAGAGCCGCCCATGCGTATATCGTTTCGGAATGAGAAGACGCCGTCGCGCTTCGTCCATTTCGGCACGTCCTTGCCGAATTTGTAGGCAAACCAGCCCTGATCGGATCCATAGAAGCCGGCGCGCTTGGCGAGCCGCGGAGAGCGGTCTGGATCGAAGTCCTCCCAGATCTCTGGGTGGGCCCCGGTCCGGAGCATCCACAGCGAGCCATTTACCGGATTGGCTGAGACGGTGCCCCAGATCCTGAAGTCCTCGCGGCCGCGAAACAGCGGCGTGATGTCCCCGCAGATCACCGCGTCGAGATCCAGAGACACGATCCGCTCGCCGAGCCAGTCACCAGCGTTCCGCGCGAACACCTTCAGCCGGCGATAGCACGACGGGTTACGAGGGCTCGAGGGATTGGGGATGTGAGAGAAATCATCCCAGAGCTCGTACACCTCGACCCAGGGGCATGTGATGCCGGACGGGTCGTCGGTGACGCAAACGAATCGGTGCGGCGCGTGATAGTGCCGTCGCACCATTCGGGCCAGCGCATCGACATGCCACCCCTCGAACTTGGAGCGATAGTCGGACGCCGGGCGCCACTTCCAGCATACGAAGGTGATCAAACCTCAACCCCAGAATTTGCTCAGCCATGGAGCTCGCTTGTGCAGATCCCGATCGGCCGGGTCTCTCTTGCCGTGGAAAGACACGATTCGCGCGTCGGATGGAGGCTCTGCAATCGACAGATCCACTGGATCCTCGAGCAGCCGTGCGGAGTAGATGCCATCCTCTTCGGTCCAGAGGCGTGGCTTCGCGGAAGCCATGTAGTACGAGATGACCGCCTGCTCGGTTCCGGTCCAGCCGGCATAGCGCGCGTTTCGCATCACCCATGCCGGATCCTTCATGAACCGCTTCCAGAGCAGCTGGCAGTTGGGCCACCGCTGCAACATCACCGACGGATTGAGCGCGTAGCCGTGCTTGCCCACCGAGTCCGATTTCCAGATGGCGAAGTCCGCGCGCTCTGACAGGAAGGGCGCCAGATCCCCGCAGACGATCATGTCGACGTCGAGCGTCAAGGTCCGGTCGCCGATCAGCTTCATGGCTGCCTCGGAGAACGTCCACATGCGGATCGCCTCGCGCTCGAGCCCCGGCCGTCGTTCCGGCATGGGGACACAATGCCAGCCCTCGATCCTCTTTCGATCGGTGACGCAGACCAGGCGATGCTCGTGGGTCGTGTGAGCGCGGATCTGTTCGCCGAGACGGATCACGTGCTCAGGGGAGTACTTCTCGCCCCAGAGCCACGTCACGATAGCCGGGGCGGTCAAAGCTCGGCCTCATGGTAGGGCATCGTCATGGTGACGACGTCGGGCCTACCCTCGCGCTTTTTCCATTTCGCGATTTCCTCGCGGAACTTCGGACGCCGGCCTTCCTTCCGTTTCACGTCTCGAGTGGAGGCGTCCGGAACGAGGTCGCGCCAGAGCCGCCGGATGTATCCGTCGCCCGGCAGAAGCTCCATGCGAGCGCGCTCCTGCAGCCTGTGACGGAAAAGGCCATCGGTGCCGTAGTGCCCGCAATAGTCCTCGTCGTAGCCGCCGGCAGCCCAATAGAGCTTTTTCAGCATGACGAACGTGTTCGGGTGGGACTTCCGCCGGCCGCGATCATCGAGCGTCCACTCGTCTGAATCGAATTCCTTTCGGTTCACGTAGAAGAACCGTGTGGAGCGCGCCGGCGCATCGACCGCGTCCAGGATCAGCTGGGCGGTCACCATGTGATCCATGTCGGTCAGCAGCAGCAGACGGCAGACGGCCTCGAACGCGCCGATGTTCCGGGCAGCATGCTGGTACCAGAGACGGTCTTCCTCGACCTCGAAGATGCGCAGCTTCGGCAGACCGTCGGGGCGCGGCACGTCGACCGCCTTCTCTTCCGGAGATCCGTCATCGACGATGATCACCTCGAAAAGAGCTTTGACCTCATCGGGGAAACCCGCCCATGTCTCATAGTGCATCGAGAGCATGGTCGGGTTTTTGTAGTAGGGCATGATCAGCGAGAGCCGCGGCTTGCCCGAGCGGATGGTATCGTGCGTGATCATATCAGAATGATGTCCTTCGCGACTTTCGCGGCCAGCTCGTAGCCGAACTCCTCATCCAGCCAGGCGACCATGTCTTCCTCTGATCCGTGGCCCAGCTTCTCGCCATGGCCCCGATGCTCGAGCTGCAGCACAGGTTTGCATTTCCTGAGCGTTTCAGTCGCGCCACGCAGCGCCGGCCACTCCCAGCCCTCTACATCCAGCACGAGCAGATCGAGAGCCTCCAGCCCGAGGGAATCGATGGTGATGGCAGGGATGGACCCGGGCCCGATCAGATTATGGGCGCCGATGTTGTTGTTGTGGTAATTGAGCGCGACGGGCCCCGGCTCCTCATCGAGCGCCGCCTGCATCTTGAAGATGTTCGGATGCGGGCAATTGTACGACAGGCAGAAGAAGTTCATGCCGTCCGGCTCGAAGGTGTAGATCGCATCGAACTTGTCGGCCAACCAGCGAGCCCAGACTCCGCAGTTGCCGCCTGCCTGAATGACCTGCCGGGTCTGATCGCAGAACTTGATGGCCTCGGCCATATCCGGAGCGTGCTTGGTGTAGCGCTCCTGGTATTTGGCAGCGTGAGACGGCCAGAGGAAGCCGTTCACCTTTTCGAGATCCTTGCGCGTCCATTCACGCTGCCAGTCCTTCTGGGCCTTCGCCATAGAGTGTCTCCTTACCAATAGACGAGATAGGAACCGAGCAGGGAGCCGGCGGTCAGTTCGACTTCCGCTGCCTTGTCGGCGCTCATAAGATCGCGATGCTCGAAGAAGTGTCCGGTCATCATCGTGAACAGGGTTTTGAGATCCGGCGGCATGGGATGCTCGCCCGTGCCGCTGCCGCTGTCGAGTTCCGAATCATAGCCGGCGGTGAAGCGCAGCCTGATCGAATCGGTCAGCTCGAAAACATCCGGCCGATTGAAGTCCTCGAGCAGCATGAGGGAAAAGTCGGTCTCGTTCGAAACGGCCCAGTAGTCGGAAGCATCGACCTCCTGCCAGACCTGATCCTCATCGAGATACTCGAGCGCGACGATTTCGCGGAGCGGGGCTCTCTTCACGCCGATCTTGCCCATCCACCATTGATCCAGCCGGAGCTCGTAGGTGGACTGGACCAGGACGCGAGCAGTGCGGCGCTCAATGAACTCAGCGGCCGAGCGCGCCAGCCGGGTGATAGTCTCCTCGAAATCGTCGTCGTCGATGGCGAGATCGAGCATCACATCGCTGATCGGGACCGGCAACTCTCCATCAATCGAGGTCTTGCGCAGCCGGCCGACGTCGACGCGACGCCCGGACCCGGTGCGGATCGTCACCGCATTGTGAATGAAGTTCGATCCGTCCTGAAACGAGATGTCGCTCATGTTTCCTCCATCGCCGGCGCCGGCAGCTTCAGCGCGTCCAGTATGGGCATTCGAGGGTAGGCCGCAAGCCGGGAGTGCGGAGCGCAGTTGATGACCTCTATGCCGAGCTTCTCAAAGATCGGAGCCTGACGATCGAGGATGCCGCGCCATTTGTCGACAGACGCCTGCCGCGGATTGGAAAGCGGTGGCTGATGCCGGCCATGGAAGTGGACGCCTTTCTCGATCGAGTAGTCGAGCCCAAGCAGCAGGATGCGTGACGCGCCGAACTGGACGGCCAGGTTCACCGCCTGAAAGCCGCCGTTGCTGCCCCAGCCGATGGACCCGAACTCTTCGGTCAGGATCTCGTCGACCCGAGGAACAGACCGAACCCGGCGCAGGTTCGGATATTCCTTCACGATCTCGCGGGACTGCGTCAGTCCAAAGTGTCCTCGGGCGCTGACTTCTTGCCCGTAGATGCGCCACCATCGGGCGTCGCATCCGTAGACGACGTCTGGCCTTTGGAGGAGTCGGTAGGCGTTGTTGACGCAGATCCACCGGACCTCTGGCCCCGCTTCTTCTTCTGCCCGCCGGAAGTCGACCCGCTTGTTTGACGGCCCGCCCCCGACGACGACGCAGACTGACCCTGGCCAGTGCGGGAACCAGTCTGGGCGCCCTTCACTTTTTTCGGAGCTGCCGGCGTCGGATCGTTTCCCGACGCCTTCGACTTTTTTGTTGAAGCAGGCTTCTTCTTCGTGGCCACGGTCTGGCCCGACGACTTCGCCGGCTCCTTCTGGGTTCGCTTCGTCGGCTCCACCTTGGTCTTGCGGCCGGGAGGCGATGCAGGGCGTTTTGAGCCGGGTGCGGCGCGGCGCGTCGGCTCGTCGATGCGTTTCGCCAGATTGACGCCAATGAGCTGCTTGCCGCGCTCAGTCGTGAGGATGTCGGCCTCATCGAAACCGGCCGGCGCCTCCTTGGGGTTGCCGGCGAAAAACACGCGCCCGGCCTTCACGCGCTTACCTTCCTGACCGCTGTAGGTCTTGGTGATCTTGATCAGCATGAGATGCTCCTCGGAGTGAAAAAGGCGACGCCCTTGTGGAGCGCCGCCTCTCTGCATAGACGAATTTCGTTATCGAGTCAGCCTTAGCCGCCCGACACGATATCGTTGAAGTCGCCGTAGATCATCGCCTCGGGACGGAACACCGCCAGAGCAAGACGTTCCTCGCCCCGGATCGTGACCATGTTCTTGATGAAGTTGTCACGGTCCTCACGGGAGACGTCGACCCGCGCCTGCATGCGGTCGAAGATCGAAGCCGACATGCGGAAGTTGCCGACCAGGAACTCGCCGCTCTCGAGGGCGGTCGAGGTGACGACGGGCAGGCCCCAGAGACGGCCAGCGGCCATCTGCATCGGGTTGGCCCAGACGTAAGCACCATCGGTCGTCTTGGTGAGCTCAATCGACTCCCAGTCGTCCGGGTGCATGACAATCGCATCGGCCATGTACTCGGCGATGCGAACCTGAGTGAGAGCCCGGCGGATGATGTCGATACGGGTGTCGCCGACCTGCGTGCGGTTCGTATCGTAATCGGTCGCCTGCGGAATGAGGCCCAGGAGGTTCTGGCCGGTGCCGTCACCGGACAGAATCTGGTCCTCTTCCTCGAGCATGAGACCATAGCGCAGACGCTGGTCGATGTAGCCCATGAGCATGGGAACGTCGGCAAGCACCTGCTCAGAGGCCATGATCCAGTGAGCCAGGGTGCGGACAGGCGCCGTCTCCAGCTCGAACTTGATATCCGACTCAGGCTTCTGGGCGCCCTCGGCCACGGCCGCAGCCGCGTTCGTGAAGCCCTGCTCTCGAACGTACTCGATCGAGTTCGAGGTGGTGCCCATGATGGACAAGAGCTGCCGGACGAACATCGGCCGGTCTGGCTGAGCGATGACGCCGGGTACGCGGGTCGGCTCAATGAGATCGCCGGCGTCGCCAGTGCCGGTGGTGGCCTCGGTGATCGCCTTGAACTCCATGGAGGCTTTGTCGCGCTCCTTGGCAGACATGGCTTTCCAGGCGTCGCCCTCGGAGAACTGCTGGCCGATGGACTTCGCAGCACGGGTCTTCTTGTCGATAGACTCGCGGATGTTCGCCAGTTCCTGCTCGAGTTCACCATGCTTCTCGAGAGCCTCCTTCGCAGATGTGGTAACGCCCTCGAGCGCCTCCTTGACCTCGGCAGAGAGTTCGCCGTTGGCCTTCATCTGTTCGTCGGCTTTCTTGATCCACGACTCGAATTTCTCGTGCGCGGATTCCATGACCTCCTTCTGGGTCTTCAGACTTTTGCGGACGTCAGCGAGGTCCGCAGTGTCCTTGCGACCGAAGCGGTCGTCGTCGGACATGGCCGGCGACGCGAGAGCGTAGGCGCCGGCGGAGATAGCACGATCGGCCATCAATTTCTTCGGATACATTGGAGTTGCTCCAGTTAGATGTTCAGTCCACGCGGTGGCTCATTCCACCCGTGATCAGAATCGTCGCCGAGATCGGATGACTGGCTGAGCCAGGTCTTGTAGCCGGTGTCGATGACGCCGCGAGCCTCCGCCTTCGAAAGCCCGCAATGTTCCCGCAGAGCAAACTCCATTTGCCTGACGGTCAGCGGCTCACCGTGCGCCACACGGCGCCGCAACTCGAGAGACGTCTTCTTGACCGTGTCAATCTGCGCCTCGCGATTCGCCGGGAAAGTTACCAGAGAACCCTCCCGCAAATCAATCTCGTCGAGATAGAGGATCCCCTCCTCCTCGTCCATCGACCACTTGTTCACGTAGTAGCCGATCGACAGGCCCGACAGGGAGCCGGCCTTCACATGTGCCCAGGCCCGCTGCTCGAGCGGCCCGGCATCGACAAGGATCTGACCATCGGCCCAGAGGCCGGTGTCGTCTTCCTTCAGGTCGTTCCAGACGCCGATTGGCTCGAAGCTCGAGTGCTGCCAGAGTAGCGGCATGACCGAACCCTCGGCCTTCCAGTTCTTGATGGTCTCGGTGAACGCACCCGGGCGCACGATCTCGCCATAGAAGTCGACGTTGTTGAAGATCGACAGGTAGCCCGAGAACCGGCCGTTATCGCCGAGTTCGGCGCGCTTGATGCGCATCGGGGAAAGGGATCGGTCGAGCGCCTGCGTCGGTGGCAGGACTGCCGTCTCGGCGTCCTTCCGGCCGAAGCGCTCAGTGAGTTGTCGTGCCAGATGCTGGTCCATTGGTCTCTCCCGGCAGGGGCATCAGCCAGTTCTGCAGCATGCTCCTGACTTGCGAATCGCTTCCCGTGTTTTCGCCCAATTGGTCGAGCGGGACAAGGTTAACCTGTGCGAGCACTTCATCGCCGCCCGGCACAGAAGGACGGTCCTGAAGCTGCCGCGCCTCGTTCGGCGAGAGCAGCGAGTTCTGGACGGCCTTGGAAAGAACCTCGATGCGCGTGGTCGAGTTCACGGCCAGGAGCGCGTCCGGATTGTACCGCATGTAGACGCCAGTCGATCGCTCGCGCGTGGTCAGGAGCGACTTCGAAACACGCTGCTGGTTGCGAACAAGCCGCTGCCGCAGGCCCAGCGTCATCCAGGACTGGACAATGGAGTCGACGCCCGAGCCCCACATGGTCTGCCCTTCAACGGCATGGCCCAGGAGGATCGGAGGCATGTCGAACCACCGTCCGATTTCCTCGATCTCGAACCGGCGGGTCATCAGCAGCTCGGCATCGATGGGGTTCACGCCGACCTTGTTGAAAGACATGCCGCCCTCGAGCAGCATGACGCCGCCGGCATTCTGGCCACCCATGTACTGCTGGATGATGTCCTCGAGCCTCTTGCGCTCGTCCGGATTGTTGATGACGCGCTGGGTCTCGACAAAGCCCGAGACGCGGAGACCCTTCTTGAAAACCTCCTGCGCCGCATTCTCGGCATTGAGAGCCAGGCCAAGCGAGCGACCGCCCTGAGCGACGGGCGACATGCCTCGGTCACCGCCGAGAGAGAAGCCGCGGATGTGCAGCACGTCGTCGGGACCGTAGTCCTTCGGAGGGTTGCCGTTTTCCGAAATACGATAAACGAGCGAGTTCGAGACGTTTCGATCGAGGGTGCAGACCGGCGGACGCGGGTCGATCATGCGCAGCGCCACAACGCGCCCGGCCCCGTTCTTCTCCTTGATCGCGATGGCATCGCCAGTCAGCTCGAGCGAGCCCTGCATGCCCGACCAGAAATCCATCGGCGTCTGTTCGGCGTTGGGGCTCTCGAGCAGCACGCGAGACGAATCGGTGTCCTCGACGCGCTCGGGACCGTTGTCGGTCCAGCGGTACATGTGGGCGGGCAGCGAGCCGACAGTCTCGGAATAACGCTTCACTGCAGACCAGACCGCCGAGAGTTGCATCGCCTGCTCGGCCGAACTCACGCCTTTGCCGGATCCTCCGAGGGAACCGATGTAGTTCCAGACCGGCGCCGAGCGCAGCGTGAAGGCCGATGCCAGTCTCCGGATGTAGCTTTTGCGTTGCCGCTTTGCGGGAACGGCCAGGGAGGAACGTGATGCGATGGCGCGCTGGGAAAGTTTCATCGGACGATCACCGGGTTGTTGAGGAAGGCACTCAGATCTGTCGCAGGCCAGATAGCATCCTCAGCGCCGACGGCCATGGCCAGGGATACAATACCGTCGATTCGGGAAAGAGCCTTAGACTTGTCGAACATGCGGTTGCCGGTGCCGGCGGGATCTTCGCGCAACACGACGTTCGCAACCTGGTCGCGGGTGACGGCAGATGGCTGCACTCGGATCTTGTCCTCCAGCACGCGGCCCTCCAGACCGAAAACGGATGAGGGCATCCATAACGGATTTTTGAAGTCCTCGCCATTCTCGTCCTTGATCGGCATGCCATCGGGGTAGCGCAAGGTGCCGCCCCGGCGGAAGCCCTGCGGGTGTTCCACCCAGGGTGCGAAGACGCCGCGCTCTACCATTTCAGCCTCGAGCGCCTTGTGAGCGTAGCGGTCGAACGCTACCCGGCGGACATTGAACTGCTGCTGCACCTCGGTGATCCGACGGCCAATGAACTCCTTCCGGATGACGGGCCCCGGCATCGCATGGATCAGACCCTCGCGGATCCACTGAATGTACGGTTTGTCGTCCTTGCTCTCGCGCCGGCGGAGATCCTCGAGCGTGTGGCCGATCGGCATGAAGTACTCGATCCAGCAAAGGCGCTGGTCGCCCTCGGGAAAACAGAAGGCGAGCGCGGCCATGTCGGTGACATAGGCGAGGTCGAGCCCGAGAGATACATCCGCGCCGGCGAAAGCCTCGGCGAAATCAGGCGCCATGAAGCCACCGCCGAACAGGCCGTCGCTCGGCTTCACGAACTCGCCAAAGTCCTCCTCGATCGACACCCAGGCGTCGCGGGTCATCCAGCCAATGTCGGCATCGGTCCACTGGCAGAAGTTGAGCCGGCGCACGACGTTCTCGCGGCCGGGGATTTGCCGGGCAGCGAGCACCTGCGTGCGGAGATACTTTTCGGTGATAGTGACGTTGAGACCCGGGTTCGTCTTTGGCCAGCAGGACTCGTCCTCGAGCGGATCGTCCTCGGGATCCAGCGCCATGATGTAGAAAAACTGGTGATCGCCGATGGCGTCACCCTGCAGGACAGCCCGGCCGTTCTTGTGCCACTCGTAGCAGACCGACGTCCGGTCGCTTCCGGAGTTGGTGATGATGAACAGCAGGGGCTGCCGGCGCCCCTTCGTGTGCCCGAACATGTCGACGGTATAGCGGTCCTTATGCTCGTGGAGCTCGTCGATCAAACCGCAGTGAGGGCGGATCCCTGACTTCTTCTTGTCGCCGGACAGCGGCCGAAAGAAGCTGCCGGACTTGCGGTGCTTCAACATCCACACCGGGTTTTTGCCGATCTCGATCACCCGCTTGTTCAGCGTCGGAGACGACTGCTTCATGGCGACGGCATCCTGAAACAGGATCATCGCCTGATCCTTTTTCGAGGCGCCGGAGTAGACCTCGGCCTTCGGTTCGTCGTCGGCCAGCATCATGTACAGGCCGATGCCGGCAGCGAATGGAGACTTGCCGCAGCCCTTCGCGCCCTCGATGTAGACCTCGGTGAACAGCCGGTATCCGGTCACCGAATCGCGCCAGCCATTGATCGAGCCGGCACAAAACACCTGCCAGTCGAGCAGATAGAACGGCACCTCCTCCCCGGCTTCCTCGACCTTCAGCATGTCCGGAAAGAAATCGATCAGGCGCTGGGCGGCATCCACGTCGAAATGGAACCGGCCGGTATCGTCGGCCAGCATGTCCATGTGCCGCTGACAGGCGAGCCGAACCCAGGGGCCGGCCATGATCTCGCCGGCCAGTACCAGTTCGGCATAGCGCGTCGTGGGATCAGAGGCCGTACTTTCCTGCAAGCGGATCCGTCTCCTTCTGAGTGCCGGCCAGGCGCGCACGCGCACTCGGGGTCATGCCGAACTCGGCCGCGATCCGATGCATGTTCTTCAACGCGGTCGAGGCAATGCCGACCAGCGGATTGTTCACAAGATTGCCGTTGGTCGTCTTGATCACGGCCCCGTGAAAGTTCGGGTCGACCTTCGCCTGCGCTTTCAGATCCTCGGTGGCCTGACGCCAGCGGTGGTACTCCATGCAATAGGCGACCAGCATCGACTCGTCGATATCGGCGTAGATGCCGGTTGCATACAGCTCGGGCATCACCCGATCCCACTCGTCGGCACCGAAGCCCCAGAGAACATCAGGCGCGCCCGGCAGCTCGGTCGGCCGGGTGACAGCCGGTTCCAGGTTCTCCTGGTCGGGAGACTTGCCGCCCTGCAGAAGGCGAAGCGCGCCGGGCTTTGGTTTCGGACCTCGTGCCACAGTCTACCTCAATCGAATGGCGCCTCGGGCGCTGGCTCTTGCATCATCCGCCGGCGCCCCTCGGATGCAGAAATGTTCGTCTTCACCGCGACGCCGTCTCGGTAAACGTTCGCCTCCTTGCCGGTAAAATTGCACCACCGCTGGACTGCCACATCGACATAGGCAGGCGACAGCTCCATGGCCAGACAGACACGGTCGCACGCCTCGGCCGCGATCAGCGTCGAGCCAGATCCGGAGAACGGCTCATAGACGTGATCGCCCGGCTCGGTGTGGCAGACCATCGGCCGCTGCATGCACTCGACAGGCTTCTGCGTGCCATGGCCTGTGGCCCCGTCGTCGACCGTGAGCGGGATCTCCCAGACCGTCGAATCGATGCCGAACTCCTCGAACAGCTCCGCGACCAGCACCTGCTGATCGGGAGTGGCGAACTTCACGTCTTTCAGGACCGTGGTTCGCTTCCGGCCACCGCGCCAATTCGCGCTGCCGCCTTTGCGAACCGCGTACCAGCACGGCTCATGCTGCCAGTGATAGTGCCCGCGCGACAGGACCAGGCGATCCTTCGACCAGATGATCTGGGCTCGCATGTCGAATCCGCAACGCTCGAGGGAAGCCTGAACCGCGCCGGCATGCAGGGCGCCATGCCAGACGTAGGCAACGTCGCCGGGAAAAAGAGCCCACGCATCTGTCCAGTCCGCGCGATGGTCGTTCAATACCTTTCCCGACTGGCGGACCTTCGCACCGCCGAGCGCGTCGGCCCTCCAGGAAGGATCATAGTTCACGCCATAGGGCGGATCGGTCACCATGAGATGCGGCTGCAGTCCGTCGAGCAGCGCCTCGACATCCTCGCTGCAGGTCGAGTCGCCACACATGATCCGGTGCGGCCCGAGCTGCCAGATGTCGCCACGCCGGGTGAACGGCTCCTCCTCCGGCACGTCCGGTACCGCGTCCGGATCCGTGAGGCCACCTCGGGCCCCGGCAAACAGCGCACGGATCTCGGCCTTCGAGAAACCGACAGCCTTCATGTCGAAGTCGGCAGCCGAGAGCGCCTCCAGCTCGGCACGCAGGATGTCCTTGTCCCAGCCCGCCTGCTCGGCCAGCCGGTTGTCGGCGATGATGTAGGCGCGCTTTTCCTCCTCGGTCCAGCCGACGGCAGAGATGACGGGCGCCTGCCAGTACTCCTCATGGCCCTCCTCGACCAGCCGAGCGGCGCCAAGCAGGCGACCGTGGCCGGCCAGGACGGACGAGTCTTCGTCGATCAGAACGGGATTCGTCCAGCCAAAGCGCAGCAGTGACGCGGCCAGCTGCGCGATCTGGGAGGAAGAATGGGTGCGCGCGTTCTTTTCGTCCGGCCGGAGATCATCGATCGGCCGGAGATCCGGGCGCAGTGCGGGCCACTGAGGTGGCGGCTTCACGTTTTCGGCAGGGGAATTCATCGACGATAGCACCTCTCAATTGCGACAACCGAGTCAGTGATAACGCGAAACCGGCATGTTCTGGAAGGCACGATGCGACTCGAGGTCCGAGATCAGCGCTGCCCAGGCCACTCTCAGCACGAATGTCCGGCGCACACTGGACGGCTTCTCAGCCCATGAGACCAGGGCCGCGCGCCACCGGACGATGGCCGGCGCCGAGATCAAGCTCCAGCAGCTGGGGCAGATCCATTCAAGGTCGCGCTGCGCAGACGCTCGCGTGTTCAGGCAGCCATGGCAGAGGCACGTCACTTGCACCTGACCATGGACGGATGGCGGGCCTTGGTCTGTCATGACACGCCAGAAAGGGCATGGCCGGATAGCGGGCCTACCCCCCCTTTTCCTGAACAGCCTCTGACCCCCCCTACGAAATAGGGCTCCCTGAAAAAGTGGG